CGGCCTCGCCCGCCTATCGGGCTCATCGATCCCCGAGGGCGACCAGGCCGGCGTGAAGGCGCACCTGCAAGCCCACCTCGACGACGCGAACAAGGGCAAGTCGAGCGACCACCACGACCACCCGATCGACGCCGCCTTCCTGGCCGCATCGTTCCGAGACGCCTTCAAGGAGGCATGACCACATGGCCACTGATGTCATCATCCCGACCTCCGCGGAGGAGCTCGAGGAGATGCTCAACGCTGCGGTAGACGGCAAGGGCGACGAGCGCATGACTGCGATCCTCAAGGACCCGCAGCTGCACGCCAAGTTCACCCGCGAGTACGTCAAGGCGCAGCTGACCAAGAACAACGGGGAGCTGTCCAAGCAGACGCGCGACGCCGTCCAGCAGGGCATGCAGGAGTTCCTCCAGGACGCCAAGGAGGGCGGGAACATCGGCCTGCCCGCCGTGGCGCAGGAGGGCGGCTACCGGCCCTACGGGCGGCTGACCGCGGCCGAGCACGTCAAGGCCCGGCGCGCCAAGCTCTACTCGAAGCGCGCGCTCGGCGCGCAGCTGCACGGCGAGAAGCTCGCCGCGTCCTGGGGCGAGTTCATGCCCGCGATCCACCACAAGACCGAGCGCACACCGGAGAACCAGGCGTTCCGCAAGGCGATCCGCGCCGCGATGAGCGAGCGGGTGCCGTCCGAGGGCGGTTTCCTCGTCCCGGAGACGCTGCGCTCGCAGATGCTGATGGTCGCCCTGGAGAAGGCGATCGTCCGCTCCCGGGCGCGCACGATCCCGATGGACTCGCTGCGCGTGCCCTACCCCACGATCGACGACCCGAGCCACGCCAACTCCGTGTTCGGTGGCGTCATCGGCTACTGGACCGAAGAGGCCGCGGCCCTGCAGGCGTCCGCGCCCTCGTTCGGCCGGATCGTGCTCGAGTCGAAGAAACTGACGGGCTACACCGAGATCCCGAACGAGCTGCTCGAGGACTCCGTCGAGGCCCTCGACCAGTTCTTCGAGGAGATGTACCCGGAGGCCCTGGCCTGGTTCGAGGACGTCGCGTTCTTGAGTGGCGACGGCGTCGGCCAGCCGCTCGGCGTCCTCAACACGGGCGCGACCTGCGCGGTGCGCGTGCCGTGCCAGACGCTGCACACAGTGGGCCTGACGGACATCGTGAACATGTACGTCAGGATGCTCCCGCAGTCGCTCAATTCGGCGGTGTGGATCTGCTCCCCGGACGTCATCGCGCAGCTGCTCCAGCTGGTCCTGATCTCCGGCACCACCCCGGTCGCGCCGCCGCTGTGGCTCAACCAGATGTCCATCGCGGGCGAGCCCGTGTACACGCTGCTCGGCCGGCCGCTGATCGTCTCCGAGAAGGTGCCGACCAACCTGTCGGGCAACACCACCCAGCCGGGCGCGCTGACCTTCGTGGACTTCAACTACTACCTCATCGGCGACCGGCAGACCATGCAGGTCTCCAGCTCCGACGAGTACAAGTTCGGCAACGACCTGACGGCGTTCCGCGTGATCGAGCGCCTCGACGGCCGGCCGTGGCTGCGTTCCCCCCTGACCCAGGCGAACGGCTCGACGAACACGCTCTCGCCGATCGTCAAGCTCGACACCACCGCGACCAGCTGACCGAAGGGTTTGATCAACAATGATGGAAGGACTTGGCCGACTGTTCGACGTCGTCACCGCGGCGGCCGGAAAGTCGATCAGCCTCAAGCAGGCCGCGGGCGTGACGTTCTTCTGCACCGCCTCGGCCGTCTCCACCTCGTTCACCGTCAACAGCCAGCCGAGCTCCGGCGGCACCGCGACGGCGTGCCCGGCGGTCACCCGCGTCTACACGCGCACCGCGCAGGACGGCAGCGTGGCCTGGACCGACTCCGGTGACATCGCCGCCGAGTCGAACGTGCCGTGCGCGAACGGCAGCCAGGTGGCGTTCTACGTGGACGGCGCCGACCTGCCCGCGGGCTCGCCGTACGTCGAGGTGACAGTGACCGGCACCGGCACGGTGGTCGCGGTCCTGCACGACCTCGAGCAGCAGGTGAACCCGAAGTACCTGATCGCGCCGAGCGTCTGAGATGGCTCTGTGGATCTGCCGGGGCTGCACGGCCGCTTTCGCGGTCGGCGCCTCGGCGTGCCCGCAGTGCGGCGGAACCGACCACGTGGAGGACTGGACCATGCCGAAGATCTCGAAGGGCGGCGGCGCGTCGTACGAGCCGGGCACCTCGCCGGATTGGACTCCGGATCAGGGCCCGGACGTCGAGGCGCAGACGGCCGAGCAGACCGGCGACGAGCAGGCCGACGAGACCGCGGCGCCCGCGGCTGGCGGCAAGCAGGCGCCGGCGAAGACCGAGCCCGCACCCGCGCCCGGCAAGTAGGCCGCCATGGCTCAGGCCGGCGGCTGGTGGGGACTGCTGGACGTACGCGAGTACGCCCGGCAGGAATTCGACTGGTGGGCCGACAACCCGCCGATGGCGTGCCCCATCTGCGGTGAGCCGCTGCGCCAGGCCCCGACCGCGGACTCCGGCTCGGACACGCAGCTCTACTGCAACTACGCCGGAGACCACACCTACCACTATCCGCGCGACCACGTCCGCCCGAACCGCCCGTAAGGAGGTGAACCCGGTTGATCTCTCGGCCGTGCTACTGCAACCGCGACGACGTCATGCGCTCCATCGACGTCCAGGACTCGCTGCTGGCCGTCGCCGCAGCCGACCGGGCCATCGCCTCCGCCTCGGACGACATCGACGGCATGATGCGCCGCCAGTTCTACCCCGTTGACGGCCTGAAGATCTTCAACTGGCCGAACTACCAGTACGCGCAGCCGTGGCGGTACTGGCTCGAGCGGTGGGACTGCGTCGCACTCACGCAGCTGCTCTCCCCGGGCAACACGGGCGGCCAGTCCGGCACGCAGATCCCGCTGTGGCAGGTGTTCCTCGAGCCCGTGAACCCCGAGCGCGGGTTCCCGTTCACCCGGATCGAGCTCGATCGCTCGACAGTCGCCGCCTGGGGCATCGGCCCGACGCCGCAGCACTCGATCTGGGCGTACGGCACGTGGGGATTCACCGCCGACGCGGACAACGTCGCCACGCTCGCCGCGAACATCGGCTCGAGCGACGCCACCATCACCGTCTCCAACGGCGCCGGATGCGGCGCCGGGGACGTCCTGATCGTCGGGTACGGGCGTGGTGCTGCCCCGTACCCGACCTACCTCGGCACGGCCGGCGCGATCGCCCCCTACCTCGGCGAGCGGGTCATCGTCACCGACAAGACCGCGATCGCCTCCGGGCTGACCCTGGCCGGCACCGGCTGCACCACGGTCTCGGGCGCGGACAACCAGCTGGCCACCACCGGCACCGGCACCGCCCCGCAGGCCGGTGAGGTCGTGCAGATCGACGGTGAGCGCATGTACGTCGAGTCCGTCACCGGCGGCGTGGCCACGGTGCGCAGGAGCTGGGACGGCACCGTCCTTTCCGCGCACACCACCGGGACGGCCGTGTACGTCTACCGGCAGCTGTCGGTCATCCGCGGCGAGCTCGGCACCACGGCTGCCGCGGCGACCGCGGGCACGGCTGTCTACCGGCACCGGCCGCCGCAGCTGATCCGGGACCTGTGCATCGGTATCGCCGAGGACCAGATGATGCAGGAGCCCTCCGGCTACTCCCGCACCGTCGCCGTGGACCAGGCGCAGATCCCCGCGTCCGGAATCAGCCTCGCCGCGAAGATCAACCGGGCGAAGCGGCGGTTCGGGATCCAGAACCGGCAGGGGACGATCTGATGGCCAGCCGCATGAGCGTCACCGCGTACGTGGACTGCACCGGCCCGCTGTTCGACGGGACCGCGGAGCAGGCGGTCGCGGAGATGACCACCGAGATCGCCAAGCGGGGCGCCGAGTACGCGAAGGACGCGCTGCGCGAGCGGCCGATGGACAAGACCGGCCGCGCCCGCGGCGGCTTCCAGGCGCACCTGCAGGTGGTGCAGAAGACGGCCGGGTTCGCCGTGCCGGGCCCGATGCTCACGGGCGTGGTGTGGGCGCCGTGGCTCGAAGGCGTCTCGAAGCGGAACAAGGACACGAAGTTCAAGGGCTATCGGCTGTTCCGCGACATCCGGCAGGAGCTCGAGGACCGGGTAGCGCAGGAGATCGCCGACAAGACGCTCGAGGAATACCTGCCGAGGATCGGCGGTGAGAGCTGATGGCGTACACCCCGACGCTCACCCAGGGCGATATCGGCGCCATTTACCAGGCGATCCAGGACTTCGCCATGGGCAGCGGCTTGTTCGACCGCGCCGCCGACCACGAGTCGCGCAACCCGCCGGGACAGAAGCTGTCCTGCGAGGTTCTGATGGGCCCGATCGAGCCGGTGGCGCGCGCCTCCGGACTGCGGGCCTCCTCGGCGCGCATGGAGTTCACCGTGCGGGTGCGCTCCCCGCGGCTGGCCGAGCCGGACGGCGCGACCGACCAGGCCGTGATGTACGCGGGCCTCTACCTCGTCGGCTCGTTCGCCAACGATTTCGAACTCGAGGTCATGGCGCCGAGCCTGCCGGCCGGGCTGCTCCGGATGATCGACGTCCAGGGCGCGTACGGCCAGGGCCTGCTGTTCACGCCGGGCTGGCTCGAGCAGTCCGGCGCCCCGTACCGGGTCGGTGAGCTGACGGTGCCTCTGATCCTCAACGACGTCTTCCCGCAGGGGGTGTGATGAGCAACTCGACGAAGACATCAGGCCTCGGCGACCAGATGCTGATCGGCGGCAGCGTCGTCGGCGGCGACGTCCAGACCTACAGCTTCGCCTCACCTACAGGCGTGCAGGACGTCACCGACATCACCCAGTCCGGGCACTCCCGGATCGGGCTGCTGCGCGACGGCAGCGCCTCGCTGACCGTCTTCCACGACCCGGCCTCAGGCGGCATCCACGACGTCCTCAAGACGCTGCCGACCAGCGACGTGCTGCTCCAACTGCTGCGCGGCCAAGGCCTCGGCCTGCAGTCCGCGTGCCTGAACGCCAAGCAGATCAACTACGACCCGACGCGCACCAACACGGGCGAGCTCACGTTCAAGGTCGATGCCCAGGCGAACGGCTACGGCCTCGAGTGGGGCGAGCAGATGACCCCGGGCGTGCGCACCGACACGACCGCGACGAACGGGGCCAGCTACGACGCGGCCGGCGGCGCCACCGCGCCCGCGGTCCCCGCCTCCGGCACGCCCGCCACGAACCCGGCCCGCATCCCGGCCACGGTCGTCATCTCCGGCGGCACCGTCTCCAACGTCGCCGTCAACGGCACGTCAGTCGGCACCGGGGACGGTACTTACACCGTGCCGGGCGGCGCGACCATCGCCGTGACCTACTCGGTGGCGCCGACGTGGACCTGGACGTGGCAGTCGGCGTTCGGCGGGCAGGCCTACCTGTCGGTGGGCGCGTTCACCGGCTCGTCGGCGACGGTGACGCTCCAGCACTCGGCGGACAACGCCGCCTGGTCCACGCTGGCCGCGTTCACAGCGGTCACCTCGGCGCCGGGCTCGCAGCGGGTCGTGGTGGCGAACAACACCACCGTCAGCCGCTACCTGCGCGTGATCACGACGGGCACGTTCACCAACTTGAAGTTCGCGGTCATGTTCAACCGGAATCCCTTGGCGGTGGTGTTCTGATGCAGCAACTGAGCCGGCCGGAGCCGAAGCTCCCGGCGCACGCGATGACCACGTTCCGGATCGTGCAGCCGCACGACCGCCTGGTCGTCTCAGCATGCGAAGTCGTCGGCTGCGACAAGTGGCGCGACGGCTGGGACGCCATCCTCGACATGACCAACCCGGCGCACGCGAAGGCCGCCGAGGTGATCCGGTCCGGCGCGACCGGCCGCACCTTCCGCGAGCTCCCGGCGCACGGCACGAACATCGTCGTCTTCCGGTTCGAGGCGCACCAGCGGTGCTTCGACGAGCACAAGACGCGCCCGCAAACGTTCCTCAAGCGCGGCGGCGACTGGCGCGGCAACCCGCGGCAAGAGCTGCGCCGCCACCGGTCGGCCGCCGACTGGCAGGAGGACTTCGCCGAGCACCAGGACAAGCTCGCCGAAGAGGTGAAGCGCGGATGACCACTCTGGGCCACATCCTCGGCGACCTGTTCGGCACCGGCACCTGGGGCACCGGCGGCAACCTCGTCGCCTCGGCGATCCTGGGCACCCTGGCCTACCTCGTGCGCGGGCCGCTGGGCCGCTGGCTCGGCAAGCACATCGCGCCGCACGTCGCCGGGCACGTCGCCGCGCACCTGAACACCCAACAGACTCCGGCGACCGCGACGCCGGACGCGGGCGCGACCACCACCGCCACGCCGCCCGCCGCAGGCCCCTCGGCCGCCGCGTATCCCCCCGCGACGGCGGCCGAGGGCGCCGTGCACCACGAGCCGGAGCCCGCTCCGCAGCACACGAAGGGAAGCGCACCATGAGCAAGCAGAGCGGCCTCGGCTGGACCACGCTCACCATCGCCGACGCCTCCGGAACACCCCAGGACCTGCGCGACGACATCACGAACCTGAACTTCTCCACCCCGCGCGGCGTGCAGGACGTCACCGGTATCGACGTCTCCGCGCACCAGCGGATCCTGCTGCTGGCCGACTTCACCGCCCAGTTCAACGGCGTGAACGACCCGGCCGCCAACGAGCAGCACGACGTGTTCAAGACCATCAGCTCCACCTCGGTCAACCGCGCGGTCTCCATCGCCGTCAACGGCTGCCTCCTGGCGGTCAACGTGCTGCTGACGGACTACCAGATGACCCGCACCAACACGGGCGAGCTCACCTGGCAGGTGCCGGCGTCCCTCGCGGACGGCGCCGTCCCGACGTGGACGGGGGCATAGCCATGGGCTACAAGGTGCAGCGCACCGGCTACAAGGTCGCGATCGAAGACCGGCCCGGGCTGGAGCTGACCATCCGGCCGATGAGCGTCGATCAGATCCTCGAGTTCACCGAGCTCGCCGAGTCCGTCTCGGACCTCGACATGGACAACCCCGGCATCGAGGAGATCAAGGCGTTCCGGAAGGTGCTCACCGAGTTCGCCGAGCTGATCGAGGCCTGGAACCTCGAGGAGGACGACGACACCCCGATCCCGGCCACCTGGGACGGGTTCAAGACGCTCGGGCTGCCGTTCGCGATGGAGCTCATGCAGGCCTCGATCCAGGCGATCACTCAGGCGCCGCCCCCTTTGCCCGGGGCATCGCCGACTGGCTCGATCGATGCGCAGCTGCGCGAGCTTCTGGGGTCGTAGAAGGCGACCCGGAGTGGCCGGCGCCGCCGGGCGAGCTCGGCCGCTGGCGGACCGTCTGGGCGCTGTGCAAGCGGTTCCCGGGCCGGTTCCCGGACGAGGTGCTGGCGATGGACGCGTCGGTGCTGCGGATGTTCGACGTGCTCGGCGCGGCAGGCGATTTGGACGAAGCGACACCGGAAGGGGGTGAGTGGTAGTGCCCAACAACTACGTCGAGGTGCTCGTCAAGTCGCGGGACCAGGCGAAGCCGGAGCTCGACGACCTGAAGGCGGCGCTCGACGAACTGTCGAAGAAGGTTGCCACGGCTCGCGCCGAGGTGGACGACGCCGACTCAGCGGCAAAGCTCGACGCGCTGAACGCCAAGCTGCTCGCCCTCTCGAAGCGTACGGCAAACCCGAAGATCTCCATGCAGGGCGCCGTCTCCGCGGAGGCGTCCCTGCACCGGATGGAAGCCGAGTTCGACAAACTCGCCGTCACCTCGGACGCCTCTGCCGAGGTCGTGGACAAGTCGCTGGACAAGGTCGCCGACAAGACGAAGCAGACCGCGGACGCTGCGGGCAAGTCGGGGGACGCGGCCGGCCAGTCGTTCCTCGGCCGGTTCGGGGCGTGGCTGGCCCCGTCGAAGTTCCAGATCATCACCGCCGGGCTCTCAACCGCGCTGTCGGTGCTGCCCGCTATCGGCGCCGTCGCAGGCACGGGGCTCGTGCTCGGCCTCGGCGCGAAGATCGCAGCTGGGATCCCGTCGGTGCAGAAGGAGTTCGCGGGCCTCGGCAAGTCCGTGACTCAGACCCTGGACACGGCGATAAAGCCGATGCTCCCGGCGATCTCCGCTGTGGTGACGCAGATCGGCGGGTTCGTGAAGTCGATCGGCCCGCAGCTCTCGCAGCTGTTCGCCGCCGCCGCGCCCGCCCTGATGCCGCTGGCCAAGGGCCTCGAGGAGCTGATCTCCGGACTGCTGCCCGGACTGCTGTCGGTCGTCAAGGCCGCCATGCCCGCGATCGACGCGTTCTCGGACATCCTCGCGAACCTCGGATCCGACGTGGGCTCGATGTTCCAGGCGTTCGCCCCGGCCGTGGGGGCGGCGGCCAACACCCTCGAGGGCCTGGCCCAGGTGATCGACTCCGTACTGCCGGCCATAGCGCAGATCGCTGCCGCGTTCGCGAAGACCCTCGGCCCGGTGATCCAGAACTTCGCGGGCGCCCTGACGGAGCTCGCGCCCGTGATCGGGCAGATCGGCGAGGTCTTCGGCAAGTTCGCGGGCGCGATCCTCGGGTCGCTGGCCGGGGCGCTCTCGGCGATCGCGCAGCTGATCCAGGGCCTGGCGCCGAGCTTCGGCGTCCTGTCCAGCGTGCTCGGCGACCTGTTCAACGCCATGGAGAACTCCGGCGTGTTCGGCATCCTCGAGGACGCCCTCGAATCGCTGGTGGGCCCGCTGGGCAAGCTGATCGGCCTGATCGTCTCGACGTTCGCCCCGATCCTCGGGCAAATCCTCGGCCTGGTGGCGCAGGTCGCGACCTCGATCGGCGCGGACCTGGTCTCCGCGGTGACGCAACTGTTGCCGGTCATCGACCAGCTGGTGCCGATTATCGGCCTGATCGCGACGGCGCTGCTGAAGGTGCTGACCTCCGCGATCGTGCCGCTGCTGCCCGGGATCTCGCAGCTGCTCGGGATCCTCGTGCAGTTCCTCGTGAAGGCCCTGACCCCGCTGATGCCCGCGGTCTCGCAGCTGGCGCTGTCCCTGGTGAAGATCCTGATGTCGGTGACGCCGCTGCTGCCTCCGCTGCTGCAGCTGGTGACGCTGCTCGTCGAGCTCGCCACGAAGGCGCTGCTGCCGCTAACGCAACCGCTGGTGGCCATCGCCGGGATGCTCACGCATGTCGCGAACGCGGTCGCGGACGTGATCGGCTGGATAGCGAAGATCCTCGCCGCCGCGCTGAAGTGGATCGAGTCCTGGAGGAACGTCAAGGGCGCGATCGCCGACGTGTGGGACTGGATCAAGGGGCACTGGCCGCTGCTGCTCGGCATCCTGACCGGCCCGATCGGCCTGGCGGTGCTGTGGATCGTCAAGCACTGGAACGACATTTTGACCGGGATCAAGTCGGTGGTCGGCGACGTCGTCTCGTTCTTCGCGGGCCTGCCAGGCAAGATCTTCGGCGCGCTAGGCTCGCTGGCGACGGACCTGTACAACTTCGGCGCCCACATTATCAGCATGTTGATTTCGGGTATCAAGTCGATGGCCAGCGAAGTCACCAGCACCGCGTCCAACATCGTCTCCGACATCGTCGACTTCTTCCCGCACTCACCGGCCAAGCGCGGCCCGATGTCCGGCAGCGGCTCCCCGGACGTCTCCGGCCGCAAGATCGGGTCCATGCTCGCGGACGGCATGAAGTCGGCCAGCTCCGGCGTGCGCACTGCTGCCGCCCGGCTCGCGGGCACGGCGAGCAGCGGCATAGGCGGTGCCGCAGTGGGTGGGGCGTACGGCGCTGCCGCGGCCGGCGGGGCGCCCGCGCACTTCATCCTCGACGTCCAGGGCGCCGACGGGGAGTTCATCAAGTTTCTGCGCAAGGCCATCCGCGCCCGCGGCGGGTCCGGACCGCAATCCGTACAGAAAGCACTGGGGCAGGTGTACTGATGGGCTTGTCGAGCTTCCTGCTGCTCCCGCAGGCTGGTGTCGTCCCCGGCCAGTCGGGGCACGTCACGGACCACAACGACATCGAGACGGACCTCACCACCCTGTGGACGTCTGCGACGCAAGGGTTCGTCAACCCGACGTCGCCGACCTACGGCGCGAAGTTCGACGGCGTGACAGACGACACCACGGCGCTCCAGAACGCCCTGAACGCGGCCGGCCCGGGCGGTGTCGTGTGGCTGCCGCCGGGCACGACGGTCACCTCCGCGCCGCTGACGGTCCCGCCGCAGGCGACGATCCTCGGCACCCATTCCTCGCACCTGGATACGACGACGGCGTCGTGCATCAAGCCGTCGGCCAGCTTCTCGGGCGCCGCCGTGATCCTTCTGGTCGATCAGACGACGGGCGGGTACTCGATCGCCTCGACGCAGCAGTCGATCCGGATGCTGACGATCGACTGCTCGAACCTCACGGGCTCAACGATCGATGGTATCCAGGCGCAGGGCTACGTGCACGGCGTGATCCTCGAGGACGTGCAGATCCTCAAGCCGCCGAACCACGGCATCTTCTCGGTCTCCAACGGCAGCGGGTTCCCGTACTCGTGGCGCGGCACGCGCCTGGTGGTGCAGAGCTCGGGCGGCTACGCGTACGCGGTCGGCGGCATGACGGACACCACGTGGATCGACTGCGAGACCCTCGGCGCGGGCAAGTCCGGGTGGCTGTTCGCGGCGCAGCCGTCGAACACGAAGCTGATCGGCTGCCGCAGCGAGTACAGCAACTGGAACGGCTACGAGTTCTCCGGCACGTGGGGCGGTTCGAACACGGGCGGCGGCGGGTGCGAGCTGATCGGCTGCTCCACCGACGGATCGAACAGGAACGGCATCCTG